ACACATAAATAGACACATGACTATTATCAAACAAATCAAAGAACAAGCCGAGAAGAAGAATGTGGATTTCACCGCCGCATTTGGTCGGGCGTGGCTTCTTCAGAAGATGGCAAAACTGAATCCCACTGCACAGGAGCGTGGGCAGATTTTGAGGGACCGAGAAGCCCAACGCACTCGGACCCTGATTGGACGATTCTACTTCTTCTTATATAACCCCAAAGGGAAAGAAACCCTGCCCTACTGGGATAAGTTTCCAATGGTGATTCCGTTGCAACGCTACGATGATGGGTTCCTGGGTCTGAACCTACATTACATCTACCCCAAAGATCGCCTGATTCTCTTGCAGCAATTGAAGCGCACCATGTCAGGTCCCGTTGAGGATGAACGGACACGGCTCCGATTGAGTTACCCGATTTTGAAAGCCATGCACCAAGCCTATCGTGCCACACCCTGTATCAAGCGATACCTGTCTGGGCATATCATGACGCGGTTTATTGAGGTGCCACCGGAGGAATGGGACATCGCCTGCACACTCCCAGTGCAGGATTTCAGAGTCACGATGACCAAGATTCGCAGAGAAGAAGCATACTCCACAGCCAGAGAACAACGAGCAAGGCGAGCATTCATCCGTAAAGAACAGGTCTGGAAAGAATCGAAGGAGAACTACTAATGGGAACGAATGGGAACGCGGTGGCAACAGGTCCAAAGACCACATTGGATAATCAAATTGCCGGCGGGGGTGAAACAGGTTCAGGAAAAGTTACACAACTTCTTGCCCCACAAACACAGAGATGGGGAGAGACTCAGCGCAATAACCAAACAAACTATAGGTATAAGTCTTTGGAATATCCCATTTCTGACTTGGGACCGGGTTCTCGGCACCCATACTTCATGACGTTCTATATTTTAGAACAGGATTTGTCCAACTACAAAAAACCTAGGACGCAGGGACCAGCCCCACAATCAACCGCAGCGATCAACGCACAACAGACACGCTCACTTCAGAAAAATATCCCAGGAACCAATGGGGCAGTGGGGTTTGGTCGCAAGACACATCGTAGTTCCACCTGTATTCGTCTCTACATGCCAGAAACACTCAGTTGGCAATATACGAACGATTGGAGAGATGTAGAGTTATCGGGACAGCCATTTGCTCGACTCGCTCAAGGGCTGACTGCGGCACCTCAATTGGCGCAATCAATGGCAAAGGGATATCAGGATAGTGGGATCACAGGGCTATTGTCCAGTCTAACAGGCTCTACCGCAAGGGGCGCCGCGGGTCCAGTGCTGGAAATTGGAGCAGAATTTATTGGGGTAGATTCGGGATTAGCCCTCTCCGCAATCGGGATTGCGGTCAATCCACAGGTCGATGTCATTTATAGTTCACCCCACTTACGTTCATTCAATTTTCAATTTACGTTTGCTCCACGATCTGCCACAGAAGCCGCAAAGGTTGCAGAGATTGTGATGGAATTTAAGAAGGCGGCATCTCCAGAGATGCTCGGCGAGGGGATCGGGGTGGGTCGCTACTTTGTTCCCCCATCAGAGTTTGATATTGAATTTAGCGTGGAAACAATGGGTAAAATTTCAAGTTGTGTGCTTGAGAACATCAACGTGGACTATGCGCCCTCCGGTACGGCATTCTACAAGGATGATTACCCTGTCTACACCCAATTGGTGCTTCAGTTCAAGGAACTGGAATACATGACCAAGTGGCACATAGAAAAGGGATATTAACATGCCTTCTACATATTTTGATAATTTTCCCTACATTGGATATACACTCAACCTGGCAGGCACGCAGGAAGAATTGCAGTGGGTGGTAGATATTTTCCGTCGAAGTTCCCCCATCACTGAACTGCTCAAGAATACATCTGCCTATTATGAATATGTGGTTATTGAGGGGGAAACGCCTGAGATTATTGCAGCGCGGGAGTATGGGTCAGCCAAGTATTTTTGGGTGGTCGCCCTCATCAACAATATCCTCGACCCGATTCTTGACTGGCCGAAGGACTATGCAAATTTCGTGGCGTATATTAAAGAGAAGTATGGGTCAGTCGCCGCAGCCAGTGGAGCAACCAGCCACTTTACCATGACAGAGGTGAAGAGTGATTCATTGGGCAACTCCAGCACCATCACCTTTGTCATCGATCAAACGAGATATAATGCTCTGAGCACGGCGACTCCGGTGGTCACAACTTTCGCTAGTGGAGTAACAGTCACCACGACCATCACCCGTTCAGCCGTGGATGCGTATACCTATGAGCTAGAATTGAATGAGGCTAAAAGAAGGATTCGGTTGTTGGAAGCCACATACATTCAACAAATCGTCACTGAACTGGAAGGTCTGTTGAGCTAATGGCTGTTCAAGAAGGTATCGGGAATGCAACAGAATTTGAACTCAAGAGCCTTGTCTTGACCAGTGCTACGGGGGGGCAAGTGGACCTCCGCGAGATTATGCAGGAGTTGAACATCTTTGAGGATTTGTATGCCAATGTCATGACCGGAAATCTTCTCATCCAAGACACACAAAACCTTATCAATCGCCTCCCTATCGTGGGGGCTGAGTATCTTTCCGTGACGTTCATCAAGCCCTCCACCACCTGGCAATTGAAAAAGACTTTTCGTGTGCATCGAATTACCAATAGGAGCAAGGTTACCGCTGCTTCAGAAACGTATATGCTCCATTTTTGCTCAGAAGAACTGATACTGAGTCAATCAATAAAAGTCTCCAACTCCTATAAGGACATGACGGTAGCGAACATCATTCGTGATATTGCGTATAACTATCTCCAAATTTCTTCCGAGAAGCTCCCTCAGAGTGAACTGACCCCAACGACAGGGGACTTCAGTGTTGTGGTGCCGTTCTGGTCTCCATTCTATGCGATCAATTGGCTTGCACGTATGGCAAGCACGGCACGATCTACCAGTTGTTCGTTCATGTTTTTTGAAGATAGCCTGGGGTTCCATTTCAACTCGATTGAAAATTTGTCACAGCAAGCCCCACTGCAAGCGATCAACTTCATGCCCATGAACTTCGCCGGGGCAACAAGGGAAAAGAGCAAAGATAAAACAGACATGCAGCAACGGTTAGAGGCAGCAGAGTCCTATGAACTGGTCAGCGCCCCCGATACCATTGATCTCTTCAATACGGGAGTGTATTCCAGCAAACTCATGACGGTGAATGTGCTGGACCAGGCGATACGCAGCCATGAGCAGGATGGGTTAGGATTTTTCAACGACACCAGGCACGCAAATGACTTCTCCTATTTACAGGACGCGAAGGACCGCACGCACAAGTATCCTACACGCCATCATGAGGCATATTACCGTGTGGCTGTCGATCAATTAAAAGTGGAGACGTGGCTCCTTCAGCGCAACGCTTATATCGCGGGGATGCACGGATATCGAGTCAAAGTCGCTATGCCAGGGAATATGTTACTGCGTGTGGGGCAAGTCGTGACCCTGAACCTCCCAGTCGCTTCGGTGGGGTTCAAAGAAGGCAAGCCGATGGACGAACTGCTATCGGGTAATTACCTGATTACGTCAATCCGACACAAATTAGATCGTGTTAAATATGTCTGCATCCTAGAACTATCAAAGGACTCTATCACTGATACGTTACCCGCTCCTCTTGAAAATAGTGGTAACATGTCAAAGTTGAGGAATTCATAATGGAATCATCTCTAGGGGCACAATTTGTTTGGTGGATCGGAGTCGTAGAGGATCGTCAAGACCCCCTGAAGGTTGGGCGATGCCGCGTGCGTATTTTGGGGTCACATACAGACTCAAAATCATTGATCCCCACAGAAGATTTGCCGTGGGCGATGCCGATGATTCCGCTCAATGATACCTCCTCTCTTCAGATCAAGGAAGGGGATTATGTTACGGGATTTTATTTGGATGGACTGGACGAACAAGCCCCGATTATTTGGGGTATCCTTCCAGGCATTCCGAAAGAACTCCCCCCGGCAAGCCAGGGGTTTGCCGATCCTCGCATAGACTTGTCCGGTGCACCGAGTTTGCCAGGTTCCTCGCCGACGCGCTACCCCTCACGTCTCGGAGAACCCACGTTCTCGCGCCTCGCACGGAACGAAAAGATCAGTGAGACTCCGATCCAAGAAAAGACAACGGGCATTGTAGCAGCAGTGCCTACAGCGGGACCTGGAACATGGAGTGAACCCGCCACCCCCTATGGGGCTGTCTATCCCTATAATCGTGTGATGGAAACTGAATCGGGTCATATTTTAGAATTTGATGATACACCAGGGGCAGAACGCATTCACATTTATCATCGTTCAGGCACGTTTGAAGAAACTCATCCAGATGGCACCAAGGTTATCAACATAAAGGCTGATGCGTTTGAGATTGTGTTGTCGGATAAGAATGTCTACGTCAAGGGAGACGTGAACATCACCGCAGCGGGAAATATCAATCTCAAAGCAGGTAAGAATGTCAACATTGAATCGGGGATGGACATTATTCTCAACGCGACCGGGTCGCTCACGACACAAGCAGGGATACTACAATCACACACCTCAGCGGGTCCAATGATGTTGACAGGCATCCCAATGAATTTGAATGGACCACCAGGAGCGATTCTTCCTCCACCACTGCCTGTAACAGGAGTCTAACATGGGTGTGCCGTTACCGGTGGTGCGATTGGGTATTGATATGTGCAGTGGGCATCCTGCGGGACCGACCTACTTTCCGCCGCGTCCTGCGGTGACGGGATCAGCCACGGTCTTTGTGGATGGGCTACCAGCGGTGCGAGTGATTGATATATGGGCACAACATACAAACATCATTAGTGTGCACCCAAGTCCAGGTGGAGGAGGTTCCCCCACGGTCTTTGTGGATGGGCTACCACTGATGCGTATTGGGGACCCTATCGCATGCGGATCAGTGTGCGCGATGGGTTCTGTGACAGTCTTTTCAGGATAAAGGAGCATCATGGCATTCTCTCTTGATTTCTCACATATTCCCGCTATTCCTGGGTTGCCGACCCCTGCGGCCGCCACATCGGGCTTTTCCAATGTCACAAAAATTTTGGTGGACAAGATCACCACGGACCCAGGTAGTCTGTTCTCCAACCCAATGATTAACCAAGTCAACCTCGTTGGAGATGGGGCTACACGGATTGAACGCACCCTCACAGGTATCGCGTCCGGTGATATCACCAACGGAAGTATCACACAGGCTGATGCCGCTGCCTTTCTGACCACTGATCCTATTGAAGATGTCCGCACGTCAATGGGTAACTTCATGATGCACACAGACCGACTCTCAGGGCTTCTCAAGAGTCAGGGCATTCAAGCCCCAGGACTTCAACAAATTCTCTCGATAGGCACCTCAATGCAAAATATGTTGACCGTGGTGAACGCAGGAAAGGATTGCCTTGCGGTATTGGGAGGGGCGACTGGGTTGTTTTCTCAGAGCACCTTTGATGGTTTCTTTGCACAACTTGAAGGGGTAGCCTCCAAACTAGAACGGGGTGCGGCGACCATTGCCGACATCACGGATACCCTGGCTGTCGTATCCAATTCCATCAGAGGGATCGTAGACAAAGATAGCCAATTCCTTCAGAACTGCGTCAATCAACTTCAGCAAGCCGCAGTTGCAATGGGGCTGGAAGCCTTGAATGCCGATCCCTGCACGCACTTCTTGTTTGATACGGTTGCCAATAAGAACCCAGGTGGCGTTTTAGATATTCTCAGCAACCCCATCTATAAATAATAACACATAAATAGGGTCTACTATGGCTACACCAATCGTTTATCAAGATTTTCCGTTAGACTTCACCATCCATCCCGTTCGGAAGGATTTGGTGCTACTGACGAACAATGATGCCGTGGTGCGGTCCATACGAAATTTACTTCAGACCAATCACTATGAAGTGCCGTTTCATCCTGAGATCGGGTGTAACATTCGCAAGTTACTCTTTGAGAACATAACCGAATTTACCGCACGCGATATCTCGCGGTTCATTCAAGAAACCATTGAAAACTTTGAACCTCGTTGCACGATCCAATCCTTGATCGTGGAACCTGATGAGGAGCACAATCAATATAATGTTACGCTGCGCGTATTCATCAATTCTTCTTCGACACCATTGACGGTTAATCTAATACTTGAGAGAGTAAGGTAAAATGCCTAACCAATTGATTATCACCGACTTAGAGTTTGAAACGATCAAGACCAACATGAAGGTGTTTCTGCAATCGCAGCAGACCTTCCTTGATTATAATTTTGAGGGATCGGGGTTGTCGCAACTCATCAACCTCTTAGCCTACAATACCTACTACAATGCGTATTATTATAACATGATGGCAAACGAGTTTTACATTGACTCTGCACAGGTGCGAAACTCTATTTTGTCCCGCGCCAAGGAACTCAATTATACCCCAGTGAGCCGACGCGCTCCCACGGCTATTGTTAATTTGTTGGTGACCCCTCCAGGTGGAAATACGCAAGCGGTGTTGACCTTGGAACGATTCACTGAATTTCAATCGCAGGCTATCGATGGAGTCAACTATACCTTTGTCAATGAAGGGGCCGTCACAGTCTATAAAGACAATGGGGCATTTCCATTCCCCAATTTAGAACTCAAAGCCGGCACCCCACAGACTGCTACCTTCACCTACGTAGCCTTGAGCAATCCCGCGTCTCGGTTTGAGCTTCCCGATGATTCAATTGATACCAGCACGCTGCTCGTTACCGTGCAGGAGTCCTCTGTCAACACAGCAACAGAAGTGTTCGCATTATCTGCGGACATCACTACCTCGACTGCCAACTCCGCAGTCTACTACTTGAGCACCTCAACCAGCAATAAGTATCAACTGACCTTTGGAGATAACGCAATTTCTAAAGCCCTGTCCAACGGAAATATCGTGATCGCAACCTATCTCTCCACAGCGGGGGCTGATGCGAATAAGTCCAATGTGTTTGCGACAGGCTCTATTGGTGGGTTCTCCAACGTCATCATTACTCCGATCTCCTCAGCCTCCGGTGGGGCAGAGCGCGAAGCCGACGATTCAATTCGTGTGCGAGCACCACAATCCTATACCTCACAAGGGCGTGCCGTAGGGGTCAAGGATTACGAGTCCTTGCTTAAAGCCTCATATCCAGATATCTCAAGCATTTTCGTATGGGGTGGGGAAGATAATATCCCACCGGTGTATGGGAAGGTGTTTGTGTCCATTGCCCCAAAAGAGGGGGTGGTCATCAATGATGCAGAGAAGGATCGTATCATAGCCGAATTATTGGACCCGATCAAAGTCACTGGGATTACCCCTGTGCTGGTTGACCCTGATTATGTCTATCTGAAGTTTGAGTCTATCGTTGAAGTGCAGAGCAAATATACGTTGCTGACTTCGGTGCAGGTCTCATCGGTTGTTCGTAGCGCGATTGTGAATTATGCCACTACCACTTTCAATCAATTCGGTGCGGTCTATTCGGATTCAAAACTGAGCAGACAGATTGACGATTCGCTCGGTTCGCCAACCATCACGGGGTCTGGAACCTCGGTGCGGTTGGAGAAGCGTTTGCTGCCGACCCTCAATGTGCGCACAACATACACGATCAACTACGCAACCGAATTGCACCATGCCCCCATTCAGAAAGCCATCAAGTCCAGTGCCTTCACGGTCTTTGATAGCGCAGCAGTGTTACGCACCGCCTACTTGGAGGAAGTGTTCAATTCCTCAACGGGGGTGGATTCCATCACGATCACCAATCCTGGGTATAATTATGCCTCAGCACCTACCGTCACGATTACAGGGGATGGAACAGGCGCAACAGCAACCGCTACGATTGTCAATGGAAAGGTCTCGGTTGTCACATTGGACAAGCGTGGCACCGGCTATACCTCTGCATTGGTGACCTTATCCGGTGGAGGGGGTCAGGCGGCGGCCGCCTCAGCAATCGTGCAAGCGAAATTCGGCACCATGCGATTGTTCTATTTCAATAGCAATTCTGAGAAAGTAGACATTGATCCGACGATTGGCACGATTGATTACCTCAATGGCACCATCACGATTCACAATTTGACCGTAGTGAGATGCCTCTCCGATACCAATGATCTACGAGTTAGTGCGGAACCGGAGTCGGCAATTGTTGAAACACAACAGAACCAATTGCTGACACTCGATCAAGATGATTCAACTGCAATTTCTATTACCATCATCATGCGATAATCCCTATGGCTAACACAATAAGTTTACTGATTCGTCAGCAACTACCGGAATACATTCGCACGGATTACGATACCTTCGTTGCGTTTGTAGAAGCGTATTATCAATGGATGGATATGAATGGTCAAGTCATGCAAGTGGCAAAAAATTTACCACTTGATACCGATTTGGATACAACTTCGCTTGACGATTTCATCACCTATTACATGAAGCAATTTGTGCCGCTCTTTCCCCCGCAGTATCTCACGAATCCCACATTCTTCATTCAGCACGCGAAAGAATTCTACCGTGCAAAGGGCACAAAGAAATCTGTGAAGTTACTGTTCCGCTTGCTCTTTCAGCAAGACATTGAAATGTTCTTCCCGAAGGACAGTATTCTTCGTGCCTCAACAAGTGGGTGGAAACGGTCACTGTCCTTACGCCTTGATCCGACGATGTGGACGATCCAAGTGGCTGATGGGTTCAGCACACGCTATCGTGCGATAGATACGTCTCGCAATTCCACACCTTCAGCCGTGTATCTCAATAACGTGCTGCAAACACTGAACACTGACTACTACCATAGCCCCAATGAACCGTGGTTTACATTCGTCGCTACCCCAGGAGGAGGCTATGAAATCAAAGTGGTGTATCCAGGCACGGATTTCGTCAGTCACTTTGACACAAATGAGATTGCCGCGAAGTTTGTGGGGCAAACCTCTGGGGCAAGTGCGGTGTCTGAAACGCTGCAATCCGTCGCAGATGATAGTATCACGCAACTGGACCTGGCAGTGTCAAAACCACTGGGCACCTTTACCCAATTTGAAATTGTGAAGGGACGCTGGACCTATGACCAGGCGCGAAACTCGTCGGTGGATGTGGGGCAATATCTTGACATCTACGGGCAGTTAGTCTCCTATCTCAAGGATATTATAATCGTCGATGGGGGTGCACGGTATAATGTCGGGGATACAGTCGTAATTACAGGTGGCTTTCCCACCACTCCCGCAACCGCGATTGTTGATGCGATTTTCTCCGCGTTGATTTCCAATATCACCGTCCTCCAAGGAGGCGCGGGATATCAACCCGGTCAAGCAGCCTACATTACGTCAACCCCCAACACAGGACTCAATGCGTTTGTCCTGTCTGTGGATACGTCTGAAGCGGTGCATCCCAACAACTATCCAATGAACCAGGATGTGTTGACACTCTGGGCGAACACGGTAATGTCCGATCCAAACTATTATTTCACTCCAGGGCTATCCGAGAACGTCAATACGATTATGTCAATGGCATTCACGGATTTCATATTCGGGGAGCATCCTATTGAACGATTGGGACCAGTGACCTCCCTGACCATCACCAGCAGCACAACGATATTCAATCCTGCACCGACATTGAACATTGATCCACCAATTGTGCATGTGACAGGGATCACGGCAAATGCCAATGTCGCAACCGCGAATGTCTCCCTTGCCTACTTCGGGATTCTTGGGAAGATGAACGTGCGTAGTGGAGGATCAAATTACCAAGTAGGGGATGAAGTCTCTTTTGAAAATATCCCAGGTGTCGGACTAGGGATCGGTGCCGCAGCGGAAGTCACCAGTCTCCATATCGCCAACACAGGCATCAAGACGGTGAATTTCCGCCCTTCACGCTTGACAGGCAATGTCACGGTGAATACTGCGGTGTCAAACGTGCAGGTGGTCGGAACGGGGACCTTCTTCACAACGGAACTTATGGCGAACGATCATATTGAAATCAACAGTGAATCAAGTTATGTCAGCACGATTATCAATGCAACCCACTTGACGGTCAATACCGCATTCACCCGCAATTCAACAAGCCGACGATTGGGCATCTATGGTCGGTATTTTGTGGGAGGGATGAACTATCGTCAGGAAGCGTTACCGACAGTGCAGGTTTCTTCAAATGACCCCGCAGCCACAGGCGCAAACATTGCAGCGGAACTGACCCTATCGGGTGGAACGTCCTTCCTCTTGGAACCGCAGACACAGGAGCCGGTAGGAAAGATCAAGACTATCCGTATCACGAATCATGGCTACGGGTATCAAGCACCCCCAGTCATTAACTTGACGGGTAGTGGAAATGGCAAAGCAAATGCGGTGGCGATCATGTTGAGTAATCTCTTTACTGCCCCTGGACGCTTCACCACAACAGAGGGATTCCTGAGTGCGGACCAGAAACTTCAGAATGATGGGTTTTATACGACTTATTCATATGTGGTCAAAGCCGCAACAGAATTGGCAAAATACAAGGGAATTCTCAAAGACTTGACCCATCCTGCGGGAATGAGATTATGGGGAGAATATGTGGTTGAGGAGAATGTCATCACCAGTCCGATCACTGCCGCGAATGTCGCATAAATAGAACATTACAAGGAAACACTATGTCCAATTCTTCGATCTCTCGGCGCCTTGGCTATGAAGGAGCCTTTACACTCTACAGCGATCTCTCCACGTCATCAAACGACGCAATGGTGGGATACGTCATGCTTGGGCGAAATGTTGCCTGGCCCGCAGACCCCACACCCGATGTGATCTACGATACGGAGAACACACTGTTTGATACCTACAACAATTTCCTAGGGGGAAAGCGAATCACTGGTAATGATATCGCCTTGGTGATTCCGCGTAGGAACTGGACCGCGAATATCCGATACACCCAATATGACGATCAGAGTAATGCGCTATTCACCTCTGCGAATGCGATGTATGTGTATACCTCAACAGGAAGCGTCTATAAGTGTCTCAACAATGGTAATAATGCCCCCTCCACGATTGAACCCGCTGGCAACTACACCAGCGCGAATGGATTCATCAGCCCTGGTGATGGGTATGTGTGGAAGTATATGTTCAAGGTGCCAAGCACCAGCAAGTTCTTGACCTCAGCGTGGATACCGGCTCCTACCACTCAATCCGCTGCCTATTTTGGATTTGCGAACAATCTTGTCGCCGGAGCGATTACTCGCTTGCAAGTCACCTCCAATGGTGCGGGATGGTATCAAGTCAATACTGCGGTGATAATTACAGGTTCAGGCACCGGTGCGAATGGCGCACCTACCGTAACAACAGGCAACCTTCGGTCTGTCGCCTTGGATGCACACGGATCAGGGTATACCCGCCAGAATGTCAAAGTCACGGTGGTCGGAGTGGGATCAAACGCCGACGTGCGTCCAATACTCTCCCCGTATGGTGGGCATGGGTTCAATCCTGCGCGGGAACTAGGGGCGAATTGCATGATGATCTCCGTTCAGATTGGGTTCCCCGATACCACAGAGGGAGCCACGTTGACCGCAAATAACGATTTCCGACAAGTCGGAGTCCTTTTGCGACCACATAAATATGGTGAGAATGTCGCAGTCACCTCAGCGAATGCGAATATCGCGGTTACAATGGTTACCCAATTGCTGCTTACTTCGGGACCAGGATATATCAAAGACGAACTGGTGTATCAAGGCGCAAATGTCTCGCTGGCGAATTTTACCGCAAATGTCTCGGATATCTTCTCCAATGCCGTTGAAACATCAAATGTGCATGGTTCAGTGGTCGCCGGAGCCGTGTTGACGGGCAATACATCAGGAACCGTGCGAACGGTGGTTGCTGCCACATACCCAGGATTGGAAAAGGAAACGGGTGATCTTGTGTTTACGGACAATCGCGCACCAGTGACCCGCGTGGTCGGGCAATCCGAGGTTATCAACATTGTATTGAACTTCTAAGACAACGTGCATAAATAGAACAAAGGTGGGAGCAATTTCATGGCTATTGATCTGTCACAAAATCCGTATTACGACGACTTTGACCCAACGAAGAATTATCACAAGATTCTCTTTCGTCCATCCTATGCGGTGCAGTCGAGAGAATTGACACAAGCCCAAACGATTCTTCAGGATCAGGTTAGTAAATTCGGAAACAGCATTTATCAGAATGGGTCCATCGTTACGGGTGGGCAGACCATGTTGGAATCGACTTCGACCAAATATATCTGCGTCGAAGCCACAGACCCTACGGGTGCCGTGGTCGATGTCGCCAATTTCATTGGTAAATTTATTGTTGATAACGAGACGGTCCCAAGAGGTATTCGCGCCTACGTTATTGGTGGTGCCATTGCGACTCTGACTTCTCCAACGTATCTCATTGTCAAATACACCTCTGGGCAGATTTTTGACGCGACTCTCGTTCAGCCAATCAAAACGGACGACAGTGCCTATAGCGTGGCGATCATTGCGAGCCTCAGCACCCCAACCAACTTCACGGATGTTGTTTCGGGGCTGAAGTTTGGGGATGCGTCTATTTGCAGTATTGATGAGGGTGTATTCTATGTTGATGGATACTTCGTCCAAGTTTCCCCACAAACAGTAGTCTTGGATGCGTTCAGCAATACCCCAACCTACCGCGTAGGTCTAGAGATTGGCGAAGTGCTTGTTGACGAGACGATGGATGCGACTCTTCTTGACCCCGCACAAGAATCCACGAACTATCAGGCTCCTGGTGCCACTCGTTATCAGATCAACCTCACCCTTGTCAAACGTGCTCTCACGTCTGAAGATGATACGAAGTTCATTGAATTGATTCGTGTGACTGGTGGAACACTGACAAAGAAGGTCGTGTATCCAGTGTATTCCGCATTGGAAGAGACCCTGGCTCGTCGCACTAACGATCAATCAGGCTCCTTCACGGTGCGCCCATTCAAGATTGCGACCACTCCCCATGCGACCTACGCGAATGCCTACAACATCGTCATTGAAGCGGGGAAGGCGTATGTGCAGGGATATGAATTTGAAACGATTGGACCTACAACGATCAAGGCAGAACGCTCACGAACAGCCGCCAATGTTACCAATTACAACAGCACGATTGATTATCAGAATTGGATTGAATTCACAAACCTCGTTGGTCCAATTCCATTCAAGACTCTCCAACCAGGAGTCCTGCATTGTGTAAGCACTGCGAACATTGCCATCGCTAATGCTGCGGTTGCTGCCAATACCACAATAGGCACTGTCCGTATTCGTGCGCTGGATTATCAGAGTGGTGCCAACGGCACGTCTATCATTACTGCGGTATGGCGAGCGTATGCGTTTGATGCGAATGTATCGGAAAGTCAAACCTGCAACTGCGGCGCGACAGGTTCCGCGAACACAATGTTCCTCGCACCAAATTTCTCCGCTATTGCAAATGCGTATGTGGGAGTGAAGTTCACGATCACCACCCATGCAGGTGTCGCAGTCAATGAAACTCATACGATTGGACGCTATGAAGGGTCCAATAACAAAGCCTTTTTGCAGGGGTCGGAGACCTTTGCCTTCGGCACGCCAACAACAGCGACCAAGTATCGTTTTGATTATGAATTCAAAGATGTTGAAGCCTTGGTATACGCGAACACCTCAGTCAATCAACATCTCTTTTCTACCACGATGGATGTCAACTCGTCCAGCAAGAATGCACTGTTCGTTGATGGTATCCTCTCTGATCCATATGAAGGTGCCTTTCTCAGTGATACGGGATTCAACCGACTCATTATGGAATTGCCGTATCCTACCATTGCCGATCAAGCCGTAGTCGGAGGCTCCCCACTCACGAACACAGAATACTTTGGTCGCAAAGTTTACACAGGGCAGGGGTTCACACAAAATGTAACCACGATCACCAGTGCTGCGGGTATCACGTCCGCTGTCAATGGAACCTTGTCGGGGTCCGATGCGATAGACAACATCCTCGTTGTCGTGAAGAACAACACCGGGGCTTCGGTTGGCAACAATCAAGTTATCAACTTCTCTTCGGGCAATCCAGCAGGCAACACGGTTGTTGTCAGCACCGTCAGCAATACCTCAACATGGGTCATCACTGTTCCAAACATGAATAGTGCATCGGCGGCTGATGTCTATGTCAAGGTGAAATTGCCATATTCCCATGCACTCGGAAATCTCCTCAAGAGTAAGACCGCACGTATTGCGAATGTGGCGAGTGGATTGAACTCCGGTGGCACGCAGATTGCCGATGCGACCGGACTTGTCCAGTGGTATTCACAGGGAGCAGGCACCTTGGGGGCGCAAATCACGATCTATGCGAACTCCGCAGCGTGGCTCAATCTCAAGGACCCAAGCAAGTCGCAATCACTCTTCACGTCCGATGTCACAAGACTTCGTAAGGTCATCGATGTCGGTTCCAATCTGATTGAAGATGGTAACGTGGCTATTGCCGCTGATATCACCAGTCGCTACATATTGGATTCTGGGCAGCGCGACAACTCCTACGATCATGCGAGCATCACCCTAAAGCCACAGTCACAAGGTCCAAGCGGTAACGTAGTCATCTATGTTGATTACTTGACCCATTCGGGATTAGGCTATTTGACCGTGGATTCGTATGCGTCCGCCAACATTGCCTACGGAAACATTCCGTCCTACACGTCAGCTACGACTGGGCAGGTATTCAACTTGCGCGATTGCATCGATTTCAGACCTCGTAGACAGGATGCAGATTTCAATAACATTTTTGATGAAGAGGTTTTTGGGGTATCGGGACTCACGTTTGAGACAGACTTCTCCTACTATCTTGCTCGCATTGACAAGATCATCCTTACGAAGGATCGCACCTTTGAAGTCTTGACGGGTGTGCCGTCTCTGTTCCCAGTCAGCCCATCAGATAAAGACAATGCCATGACATTGTATACGTTGGTGCTTCCTCCCTACACGAACACCACTGGGGAAATTCGTCAACGCTATAATGACAATCGCCGCTACACAATGCGCGACATTGGCACACTTGAAAAGCGTATTTCAAACCTGGAATACTACACGTCCCTGAACTTGCTTGAACAAACGGCTAAGAATCAGGAAATTCAAGATGACACAGGAGCGAACCGTTTCAAGAATGGTATCCTGGTTGACCCATTCACCGGACACAAGATCGGGGATGTGTTGAATGTAGACTACCTCTGTTCCGTTGATCCTCAGAATCAGGAATTGCGTCCAGCCTTCAATCCTCGCAGTCTCGACCTGGAATTGAGCGCAACAAATTCCACAGATTATGCACGTATCGGTGCCTTCTTGACACTCCCATATACGGTGGTGACATTCCTCGATCAGTCTATCGCGTCTAAAGCAATCAACGTCAATCCGTTCAACACAGTCTCGTTCATTGGGCAGATCAAACTTGATCCAACATCAGACAATTGGGTAGACAGAAACCAAGTTCCTGATGTGAATGTGAACTTGGAAGGCGATGCTGATGCGTGGGAAGCTCTTGCGTTTGATGTCAACAAGTCAGCAGCAGGTTCAAAATTTGGTTCCACAACTTTCGGCACGGTCTGGAATGACTGGAAAACCACATTCTATGGAGAGAAGAAACAACCGGATCAGATTATCACCCCAGGCTGGCAGGGATGGTTGGGTCCAGTCGGGCACTATATTCCTGTCTATGGCAACGTCGTCAAGCGCAGCACGACAGAAATCACACAGAAATCAGCACGAACAGGAACAAAGAGTCAGTTTGGAACCGAAGTCATTACTGAATCCATCGGGAACAAGGTCAAGGATGTCTCGGTTATTCCATACATCCGTTCACGCGGCGTGTTGTTTGTAGGGAAGATGTTTGCCCCGAACACTGCCCTCTATGCCTTCTTTGATGAAAAAGCGGTGACGAATTATTGCAACCGTCTGAATGTCGTGAAAGTCGCCAGCACTACTGTAGTCTACAGAGACAACTATCAGGATGCTGAATCCGTGCGAGTATGGGACCCCGCGAGAGGAGCAAATGCCGCCTTCGGTATTGTGGTTCTCAGTCGCAACGAATCCACACACACCAATGTTAGCATTGTCAGCGTGACTGGTGGTGACGATAATAACGTGGCGAATGCGTATTTCATGCACTCAAGCAACTCCACCTTCTTGATTGGGGAAACCAGTGGCGCGAACTCGCGTATCTCTGGCTACTATCATAACACAGGATTCGCACAGAACGCGAATGTCAGCAGCGTCTTATTGTCACATGATATTGCAAATTCCAATGTCGCGTTCTCCAACACCTTCCTTGTTGGGCAGACGATTTACTTTACAGCGGGATCGGGTCTTGGACAATCCTCTGTAATTACCGCATACAATGCGAACACTCGCAACGTGTCCTTCAGCCCTTCGTTGACCACCGCACTTGGAGTCGATACGGCGTATTCTATTGGGCAATTCACCTCAGATTATCGTGGTGAGTTTGGGGGTATCTTTGTCATTCCTTCAACGGATGCCGTAAGATTCCGCACTGGGGATCGTCAATTCACCTTTGTCGATTCGTTAGCTGGAACCCTTGAAGGATCAGGCACGAACGGATCAGTCAACTATCAAGCCTCTGGACTCTTGCAGACTTCAGAGAACACGATCATCTCTACTCGCGTCCCTGTGGTACAGCGCACGGTGCTCAATCAAGCCAAAACCACTGTAACCAGCAAGATCACGGATGCCGCGATTGGAAGAATACAAGTTGGGTATTGGGACCCTCTCGCCCAGACCTTCTTGGTCGATCAAACATTCCATCCATCGGGTGTCCAGATTACGGGTATTCGTTTGCTTATCAAGAGCACTGATCCAAACATTCCAATGGAAATGCAATTGCGTCCTGTCGTCAACGGATTCCCGCATTCCTCCGCAGTCATCCCAGGTTCCGATGTGGTTATCAATGCGAGCGATATTGTAACCTGTTCTGAAGAAGCGTTGGCGGCAAAGTATGTGGCGGGAGGCAATCCTTTGGATGATGCCACCATGTATACGCAAGTCAACTTCAGTGGACCGGTGTTCTTGCAGCAAGGCGCGGAATACTGCATCGTCCTGATGGCAAACTCCGTCAAGTATCAGGTGTATGTGTCACGCATGGGCGACAAGATTCTGGGCACCGAGCGATTGATTTCCTCACAGCCCTATTTGGGGGTGTTGTTCAAGTCACAGAACTCAACCACCTGGAACCCAATTCAGGAAGAGGATTTGACCTTCCGATTGCTCTATGCACAATTTGATAAGACCGTGCAATCTAACATTGAATTCCAGTTGTCCTCATCAAACGCGATCACAGCCAATGTGCCGTTGGATACGTTCTATGTCTCCTCTGGAAATCTTGTGTTGCCAAACACCAGCGTTGATGCGATGTTTGCAACCACCACGGCTACAGGGGTCAAAGAGGGCAACAAGATCATCCCATTGGATGAAAACATTTACTTTGATGATACGTTGGGTCGCCGAGTCGCGTCCAGTGTGACATCCTCATTCAAGTTACGACTTTTGCTCTCCTCGCAGAGTGTTGATGTATCGCCCGTGGTTGATATGGACCGACTCTCTCTGTTGGGTATCGAGAACCTTGTCAACAACTTGCAACTGAGCAACAGTTCAGTAGTAGTTATCAGTTCCAGTAACAACTGGTTCAGTGCCGCAGGACTCAGCGTAACGATCTCAGGTGGAGGCGGAAGCGGAGCCAATGCGTATATTGCGAACACGCAAATTGATAGTAACAATCATGTGCTCGCTAACGTGGTCGTAGATTCTAATGGTAGCGGGTATACTACGTCCCCAACCTTTACGATCTCCGGTAACGCGAGCATCACTGCCAACATTCAGTGCATTGGAGAAGATCGTTCGTCTGGTGGACCAGCCTGGGCGCGTTACATCACTCGTAAAGTAACCCTGGCTGATGGATTGGATGCAGGAGACTTCCGCGTATTCTTCGCTGCCTACAAGCCTTCTGTGGCGAACATCTATGTCTATTATAAGATTCTCTCCTCGGATGATGCTGAGGTGTTTGATAATAAGGGTTACCAACTCATGACGATCATTCAGGGCGCGAACAACTTGTCCTTGAACCAAGATGATGTGAAGGATTTTGTGTATGCCCCAGGCGCCGGGAATATCGCAGATAACCGAGTCCAATATGGATCGTTTGCCAGCTTCAAATACTTTGCGGTCAAGATTGTCATGGCATCGACCGATACAACGAAGGTCCCGCGTATCAGAGACTTCAGAGTTGTGGCACTTCCATCTCTCTCATAGGAATGTGATGATATGATGATAAATACAGTGCAGATTGACAATAATCCTGATCTTGTGCGCGACATGGCTTCAAAGGCTATCATCAGCACGGATGCCATAGGGCTTGGACGCTATAAAGAACAGCGACGAAAATCATTAGCGCAGAAACAGGAAGTTGAAGAAACCAAACAACGATTGGTCTCTATTGAGAGAGAGATGGACAGTCTGAAAAAAATCGTGCACGAACTCTCGACCATGAGGAGTAAGAGCTAATGTCTATCGGACAAATTACAACAGCGAACACTTTCGGTCAACTCATTACCGCCGTTGCCGCGATGATTGCGGTTGCCAACAACCTCACCGATGGACCACAGGTTTCGACTAATGCTGCGTGGTCCTTTATCAATCAGGGTGTTGGGGTCAATGTCGGCAACACAGCCCTTATCAAGACGGCGAACATCCAGTTCATCAATTCAGGATTTGCCAACATCGTATCGGGAAACATTGCGAGCATCAATACGTCCTCAGCGAATGTCACCACCGCGAACATCGTCGGTGCCACGATCACAAACATCATCAGCACCGATCATCTGAGCGCGAATGCGAACATCTCAGGACTCTTGCAGGTCAGCGACAGGATGAATGTGTTCTCTGCAAACATTCAGTCTGCGAACATCGGGACATTAGCGATCACAACGCTTGCAGTCAGTCAATTGACTGTTCCAGTCTTGAATGCCAGTTTTGCGAACATCACCTCTCTGTCGGTCACCGGAACGTCTCAGCACTTAGCGGTTGTTGCTACGCTGGTCACGACAGATAATTGCAATGTTAGTATCTTGAATGCGACAACTGCGAACATCACAGGTATGACCTTTGGCACCATGAACACTGGATTTAGCAATACC